GACCGGCCGGTCGGTTTACCCGCCGGTCCGCCGGTCCGCGCGCGGTCCGCCGGTCCGCCGGTCGACCCCCCGAACCCCGGACCGCCCCCGGCTACGCTACCCGCCGGACGTCCGCGGGGGCGCTTCGCGCCCCCGGATCGTCGACCGGACCGCCGGACCGCGGCGCCCCCTCCGAACCCCCGAACCCCCGAACCCCCGGACTACCCGCCGGACACGTAGGGGGCGCTGCGCGCCCCCTCGGCGCTACGGACGACACGAGGGCGGACGGCGCCCCCGAACGCACGAACGCCCGCCGCGGGGGTACCGGGCGGGCGCTACGGGGCGGCGCCCCCTTTCGGGGGCGGGCGGTCAGGTACGGAACGCGGGGGCGCAGCGGGGCGACGCGACGACAAACACGTAGCCGCCACCATCCCAGCCCCCGAACCAGTCGCCCGACCACCCAAGGCGATCCGCAAGCGCCGCCGCGGCGGCCGCGTGATTCGCCTCGACGTCCAACGTCGCATCCCACGGAACCGAAACCCGGCCCGCTTCGGAGCGCGCGATGACCCGCGATCCGCGGCGGTCCGTCGGGCCCGCGAAGCGCGTTGTGATCGCTTGGCGGTAGGTCGGGCGGTAGGGCGCGCGATCTTCCTCGGCGACGATCCGCACCCTGATCGGGGTGCGCGATCCGTCGGGGTTCCGAACGTAGTAACCGCCGTTCGTGTCGACCTTGACCGATCGGCCTTCGAACGTGGCCGCGAGGAAGGCGATCGGCTCCGTGACGCCGGCGTATTCGCCGTTCGCGTCGACGCGCGAGATCCCTTCGCTGATCGTCAGATCGCCTTCCGCTTCGAGTACGTCCAGGGTGGTCCAGTGTGCGAGCATGATTGACTCCGTTGCAGGGTGATAGCGGCGGGGCGCCGCTCGGAGCCCCGCGGTACGGGGCTCGGAGCGTAGCCCCCCTCGCGGGGGGCGGGCGGTTAGCGCTCGATTCGGTGTAGGTGCGTCGTGTGTAGGTTATAGACCGCTAGATCCGTAAGGATCGCGGCGAAGGCGGCCGCCGTCGCCCGATCCATGCGAATCGTCGCCCGACGGTGATCGCCGACGGCGTGTAGCTGGATCTCGATCTCGTCCGTCACGAGATTGACCGTTGTATCAGGGATCACTTCCGTAACGGCGGCGCGGCTTGCGCCGTTCAGGGTGTGTAGTCCGCGGTATTGCATGCGCATAGGGTGTCTCCGTTGCAAGGGTTCGGGGGCGGCGGGGATTCAAGCCCGCCACCCCTTCCTATCCGCCCACCCTGGTAGAGTCACGGCGGCTTGACAATCCCTTGACAAGTGACCGCTCGGTCAGTTTGTCGCAAATAGTCGGCGTGGATCCTGGCATATTCGCTAGAAGGCACGCCGACGGGGGTAGCAGGGGGTAGGTATACCCCCGTGGTTGAATCGCCCTGGAACGCTTCCCAGTGGCCTTGCGCGCGATCGGGGGATCGGGGCGCCGCTCGACCGCCCACCGCCCCGCCGCTCGACCGGTCGAGCCCGGCGCCGATCGGCCGCGGTCCGCCGCGGTCGAGCGGTCCGGGCCCGGCGCCGGCTCGACCGCCCCGCCGGCTCGACCGCCGACCGCCCCGGCGCCGAGCGAGCAGGACGGCGCGACCGCCGACCGCCCGCCCCGGCCGCCCGCCCCGGTTGGCTCGACCGCCCCCGACCGCCGGGACCGCCGCGGCCCGACGGCGCCGACCGCCGGCACCGACGACGCGACGGGCCGGAGCCGCGCAGCGCGGTGGAGAAAGAACAACGCAACGACAAGCAGTGATACCCAAACGAAGATCAATGGGGACCCCAAATGGGGAGGGGATTTTCCTACCGAGACAAAAATCTCAACTACTATACCGCTGCGGTAAGGGGACCCGGGCCACTTTCGCAAAAATCGCGCATAGATTTTTGCCAAACACCATACCACGGTGTTATATGCGCGGCGGAGGCCTCATGAACGTCCAAGACCTGCCCCTGCCGCTCCGACTCCGCAACTCGCTGCTGAACGAGGGAATCACGACCGATCAGCAACTCAAGGACTGGCTCAACGCAGCCGCCGCCGACGCCATCCCCGGTGTCGGACCCACCGGCATGAAGGCCCTCAAAGAATGGGCAGCCGCCGCTGGCCGCAAGGAAGAAGGGAGCGCTGTCGCGCCCCCTTCTTCCCTACCGGTCGTCGAAAAAGCGCCGAAGCCGGCCGTCGAGGTCGACAAAACGTCGCGTTGGAACACCAACGCGCTCGCCACCGCTGCGCTCGACAACCAAATCGCCGTGGGCCGGGCCACCATCGTGCGGGCAGGCGGCAGCGTCGAGGTTTCGACCTCTAAAGACGCACTCTCCCTGACCCTTGAGCGTGAGTTGCTCGCGAGACTGGACGCACTGATTGGTGTTGTGGGGAGTCTACCACACGCGAAAGAGTTTGGCATCGTGGTGGACCGTAAAATCGTGGCGCGGATGGCGCTGATCCGGGGTCTGGACGCCCTGGAACGCGCCCATCAGGGCAAAAACGGCGCGGAAAAGCCCGAAAAAGCGTCAAAATCCGCCGATCCGGAGCCGGATGACGCGATTCCGGTCGTCGATCCCGACGCAGACGTCTATTCGACCCCCGAAGGGTGGACAAAAGTAGGGCCAAACGACAAAATCCCGGTCCCCGAGGCGGTTTTGCACGACTATTACAGCCAAAACGGGTGGTTTCGGTACTGGGGCATGGTCGATGGGACGCCGATCTACTTCTATTGGTGCCCCGAGAAGCGGCTTCAGGACCTCGACCCGTTTCCGGGCGCCGACAAGAGCGGCCGACGCGTCGCCGTACAGACCACACCGTGGGGTCCAGGCCATGTCGTGCCCGTAAAGTGGGCAAATAGCTGAAAGAAGAAGCCTAAGTCAAGAAAGAAGAAGCCCGGAGCGCCCTTTCACCGACGCTCCGGGCTTCAGCTCGCCGATTAGGCGATGCGGATGCCGTCCACGATGAGCAGAGCAGCGTTGTTGCCGCCAGCCCGGACCGTCACGGCGCGCAAAGTGGCGCCAGCCGCCACCGTCGTGTACGCGTCATCGAGGGTCGCCGCGTAATCGGTCCCCGTGTCGGTAGCGTTGTTGAGCCCGTCCGTGATGGCGTTGCCGGTCGTGCCGTTGTGCAGCGTGATGCTGTTTCCAGCATTGCCCGCGCCGCCCGTCTTGATGTAGCTGACGCCCGTGATGAGCATCTTGTACGGCACGCCGGTGAAGTCCGCGTTGCCGCCCGCGGCGTCTCCGACCGTGAGAACAAGACGCACCGGAGCGCCAACTTCAGCAGCAACCAAGGCACGAGCCGCACCCGGAGCAACCGCCGCGCCGACCGTGGTGTTTGCGACCTTCGACCCATCGACAATGCTCGAGGCGAGCTTAGCCGAGGTGACGGACGCAGAAGCGAGGTGCTCCGTGATGACTTCGCCGTAGCGAATGAACTTACGAGTGATCCAACCATATGCAGCCATGACCAACCTCCAAGTTTCCAGTGTAGCTTGATTGCATACACTTCATGGCGATGGTAGCATACACCAAAATAGAGGTTTCTATGCACGGTCCTGCGACGATTTTGGTTCTTGCGAAGAAGAAGGCCGCGGGTCCGGGCGGGTTCTTCGACCCGATGGACGAGCACGGCGACATGGCGATGGGCCCGATGGAAACGGAAACGCCCGCCGGTGGCATGTTTGACCAGAACGGCGGCGAGATGCCGGAAGAAATGGGCAAGGGCGCCTCGATTCAGGAAGCCTTGATGCACCTCCGCAAGGCCGCTGCGGTGCTCGAAGGCTGCGAGCCCGAAGGCAAGGAAGAAGAGGAAGAGGAAGAAGAGCCTGAGATGGAGGCCGAAGAGCCGACCGAAGAAGAGCCCAAGCCGGCGCCCAAGGCAAAGAAGTCCGTTCCGGCGTTCCTCAAGTCCAAGCCAATGAAGTACTGAGATGGCCGCGCCGGCGAAGAAGAAAGAGCCGACGTGGGAAGAGCTGGTCCTCAAGAACCAGAAAGACACGGCGGCCGCGCAGGCGCGGCTTCAACGTGAGCTTCCCGGCTACCGCAACGTAGTCGACCCGAAGAGCAAGGTCACGACGGCGAAGCGCATAGAGAACACGCGTCGCGCCGTAAAGCTACATGGCGAGCCGTATCGCGCCGTCATCGAGCAGGTGGCCAAGAAACGCAACGTGCCTGCCGACTGGTTGCTCGGAATCTTTTCGGTTGAGCAGCAAGGCAACGAGAAGTACGGCGACTACAAGGCATCCTCGCGGGCAGGAGCGAAAGGGCCGTTTCAAATCACCGATGAAATGGCGAAGAAGTTCAACATCAACCGAGACGACGTTGCATCCTCGGCAGACGGCACCGCGCAAGTCCTCGCGGAGTTGCGGGATCGTCTCGGCACGACAGACCCCCTCGTCCTGGGCGCGATGTACAACGCCGGAGACAGGATTGTCCGTCAATACGGCGGCGACGCGAACACGCAGCTGCCTATCGAAACGCAGCAGTACACCGCAGCGCTGCAAGTGGCGCTCGAAGAACTCGCGAATACGCCGAAGCAACCGCAAGGCGCCCGCGAAGTTATTCGGTACCTCCTCGGGCCAAGCATGTCCAGCGCCCTGGAGGGGCTGTTCGATAAAAACAAGCAAGGATCAAAGCCATGATGGACTACTACGACATCCTGAGCCGTCTGAAGAAAGACACCATCGACGCGCAGAAGGAAATGAACGGCGTGCCCGACAAGAAGGGCAAGGTCGATCCGTCCAAGCTCACCCAGAAGCCGGTCGTGAAGGTCAAGGTCAAGATCGGAAACGGCAAATAAGGAAACGGCCGAGAGAGTCGCCTCTCCCGGCCGCCGCTACGCCGCTGTAGCTTTCCCCGACCAACACCCAAGGGCTAATCAGACGACCGGCCCATGACTGTTATAGCAAGGAACGACCGGCCTGTCAACGTCGAGGATTATAAAACTGCGCCTCGTCGGCCTGGGCCATCCGACGCATGGAGTCCATGATCTCCTTGTAGGAGCGGTTCTCCGACTGAACCGTGCCGCCCGCACGCTGCGGGCCCAGGTTCATCAGGTTCATCGCCTCGGGCACGGGCTCCGGCTGCGGGGCAGGCGGAGGACCGAACTTGGCGCGCACCATGGTGACGGCGTCTTCCGGGTCGAGGCCGCCGGTGCAGAGCACGGTGAACGCGTAGAAGGCGTCGTCGTTGTCGTAGACGTCGGCCGCCTCGGACTTCAACCAATCTTCAACCTCGGTGACCGCCTGCTCGACCTGCCGCTCTTCGGCCTGCCGCGCTTCGTACTCAAACTGTTCGAGCCGCTGACGCAGCTCATCGCGCTCTCGCTCGGCGGTGCCGTACTTGCCGGTCCACTCATCCGCGGCGCGGCGCTGCGCCTGCTCATACTCGTTGCGCAGTGTTTCGAGCGCCGCGTCGTGGGCAGCCTTGAGCTGCTCCACCTCCCGCTGCTTCTCGGCCATCGGGTCAGCGTCGCCCGTTAGCCAGCGCTGGATGCGGATCTCATCTTCCTTGAGCTTGGCCTCGCGACGCTCCAGTTCCTTGCGCCGAGACGCGGTGTCCTGGAAAGCCTTCGTGAAGCCGCGCTCAAAGTTCTTGTACTTGGACTCGACCCCGCGAACAAGCGTGTTGCGGGTCGGCTCGTCGATTCGGCTGAACCAGTCAGCCTTCGTCAACGCCTCCAACTCGCCATTCCAGTCAAACACACTGGGAGGTTCCTCCACGGGTCCGCTGTCGGCTGAAGCGGCTTCCGCTTCTTCCGATTCGTCGTCCACTTCGGTTCCATCGGTGAGTTTCTCGAACTCGTCTGCTGCGGGGTCGAACATCCGTCCTCCTGAAAGTTACTTCATCGCGCCAGCGGGAGACGGCTCCATCGGGGGCGGCATCGGGGCAGGAGGCTTCTCGCCGCCCGCCATCGCCTGCCGGTCCATCTGGTCCGCGCCCGCGCCAATGTTCTTCTCAAGCTGCATGCGAAGGTTCACGTCCTTCTCCAGCATCTCAGCCACCTCGGCGGGGCTCTTGCCGGCAAGCTTCGGCATCTCCATGGCGGCGTCGTACAGCGCTTGCGCCTTCTCCATGGACACGTCAAGCGTGTCGGCGATGATGCCGACGTCCTCGCCTTCGGGCTCGGCTTCGCCGCCAATGCCGTCGCCAGGAGCAGCCTTCATGACGCCGCCCTCTTCACTTCCCTGCGGCATCTTCGCAGACGCGCCGGACTCCTCGAGAATCGAGCCCACCTGATCAAACAGGGGCTTGAGGTCGCGCTTAGGCACAATGCTTTCGGGCGCCTTGCTGGGGCCGGCAGGAGCCGGGCTGTTCATATCGGCCATGATAAAGTTCTCCTAACGTGGTTTGGTGAAACCGGGAAGGTAGAGAAAGAGTTGCGACCCGGTTCGCTACTCTTCGTCAGGGATGGGGGCCTCGTCCTCGAACCCAGGGCCCGCCGGCATCAGCTCAAAGGCGACGGCCGGGGACTTGGCCAAGAGAATCCACTTGTTCGGCACACGGCGGCGCTCGCCGGTCATGCGGTCTTCCAGCACCGACATGTCCTGCGTGCCAAACGCGCCGACGACACGGATTTGGCGGCCACGGGCCTCGGCGCGACGCTGCGCCTTCGCAATGTCCGGCGTCATTTGGCCGCCGGCCCGGTCATGATCTTCGTCGCCTTGCCGGCCTTGGCGGCCTTCGCCTCGGCGGAGCGCTGACGAAGCTCGGTTTCGGTCACACCATTCTTCTTCTTCATCTCAAAGCTGCGCTGGCGAATCGCATCGACCCGCGCCTGCTTCTGCGACTTCGACTCGCTCTCCAGCTCAATCCGGTGGCCCGGGAAACGCTGCTGGATGACGGACACGGCGCGGTCGTAGTCTTCCTTCGTCTCGGCCTTTCCGAGCACGCCCATGTCGATTGCCGTGAAGCTTCCATAGCCGTGACCGCGGACCGAGGGCGCATGGCCATGCCCCCAGTCAATCTTCGTCGGGTAGCCGCAGATGCTGCACGCCGGCAGCTGGCCAACAACGACGAAGGTGTCGGGCTCGAGGTAGTCACATTCAAGGCAGCGGATGTCGTGGATGGGCATGGTTCACCTACTGGACGGGGACAGGGGAGGGGCCTTGGGCGGCCATCGACGCACTGGCAGGCGCCTGCGTCGCGGCTTCGGTCGTAGCGTTGGACGGCACCTCGGCCGGCGCGGCGCCCGGCGGCATGCCACCTTCAGCACCCGGAGGGGGCCCACCCGCCCCCGGGGGCCCGCCCGCGCCACCCATAGCACCCATCATCTGGGCCATCATCATCTGCTGCTGCATCTCTTCCTGCTGCTTGATCTCTTCCTCGGGGACCAAGAGGCGGGTCGAGAGGCCCACGCCACTGACCAGCTCTTCGATGAGGCGGCGCTTGTCGACGTTCTGGTCCTGCGCCAGAATCGGGAACATCTTGAGCAGCGTTTCGGACAGCACCGACGGGTTCTGGCGAATCGGGTTGTAGCTCACCATGGAGAAGTTCACGTCGACATCGCGAATGTCGGCGAGGCTCACCTCACTCCACCCCTCGTGTCCGGAAACAGCCACGAGCTTCGTCTCCTTCATGTACTTCTTCGACAGGTAGAAACACTTCTCGGCCACGTCTTCGAGCGCCGTGTTGATGTGCCCCTCACGCGTCGCAAGGCGGGTCCGCATCTGCGCGTCGATGATGGCCATCTCCGTCGCGGTCCGCGCACCGGCAACCTGCCCACGCGCCGCCTCGGCCAACGCCGAGATGAACGCCGCATCACTCTCTTGCCGTGCGATGAAGTTCTCGACCCCGACCGGCACCTGCGGCAACGGCATTTCGTAGAACAACGTCGAAAGCGTACGCAAGCCTTCGGCATTCGTCGGGCTGATGGGCACGAACGCACCGGCGCTTGCTTCAACAGCCTTATTCAGATCTTCCTCGGTGATCAACTCCGAGTTGAACAAAATGCGAGGAATCATCAGGTAAACGATCTGCTTCATGTGCGTGAGCAAATCGTTGATCGTCTCCTGCTGATTGAGGACCAGCTGGACCTCGGAGAGGCCCATGCAGTCCACCGCCGACTGGTTCAGCGTGAACATCGAGTAGGGAACGTAGTCGAGTTCCTGCTCAAACACGACGGCGTCGGCCTGCTTCACGTAGTGGGTGACCTTGTTCGTCTCGCGGTCGTAGTACTCCCACACCGTGACCCACTCGAACGCATCGCGCAGCTGCGCGCCTTCGGTGTTCTTGTAGTTGTCGGTAATCCACTTCGGATACCGGTCGGGCGTCACGTCTTCCAACTTCGACGAACGGTACGCGCCGCTCTGCACGCGCCGCTTGAACTCGGTGTAGGGAATGACCGCGGCTTCCAACCAGTAGCGGATGTCGTCCTGGTCACGGACCGTCTGGTCAAAGAACACCGCGCCCGGCTCGAGCACGCGCACCAGCGGCTGGTCCGCCTGCACGTTCCAGCCCGTCTTGAAGATGCCGCGCTTGCAGAGCACCGCATCAATGAGCGCGGTGGCTGCACGACGCCGCATCTTGTTCGCGTCGAACGTGTACTCCAAGAGTCCGTTGACGAGCGGGATGGCGGCTTGGCTTTCCCGGTTGCGGGGGTTGGCGGCTACTCGAGGGTTGGGGCCGAGTAGCGCCGAGATCGCCGTGTCGGCAATCGCGTAAATCATGTTCTTGGAGCAGAGGAACGACGGGATGGAGCCGTCCGCCAAGTTCACGTCGTTGCGCGAGACATAGAACTCACCGCGGTAGTAGCGGCGGGCCTTGTCGAAGTTCTTCTTCTCCACGCGCTCGTAGTAGCGGCGATGACGGTCAATCAGTTGTCCGAGGTTCATGACATCCACTCCCGAGCGACGGGTCTAAACGGGTTTCGCGCCGATGCGCGTTCATTGTGCTTGAAGCGGTCGAGATCAGCAATCGTAACGCGCGGCTCGCCCCCGGGCTCAACGTCCTGCGTTTGAACCGCAGGCGCCTCATCGGACGTGAAGCGACGGCGCGACAAGATGTCCGCCGCCATGACGGCGGTGCGCGCCAAGTCAAAGTGATGGGTCGTACCATCCTTGTTCGCCGAGCGCTTTGTGCGGTCGCCGTCGTAGTTGATGAGCTGGTGGAGAAGTGGCTTGGACCGGATGGTCAGCTCCTCGTCCCGCAGCATACGAACGAGGCGTGCCTCGCCTTCCTGCACGCGCTTTTCTGTTGCATACCAGCCAGGATGATTGCGATCGGTCCAGAGCAAGTTGCGCGCGCCTTTGTCCTTGAGCATGGCGATACACGCCGCAGCGTTGGACTCGACCGCCAAGAGCCCGTGATTGTAGAACCGCTGCAAGTTCAACAGCCGCTCGGCAAACCGGCCTGGGTCTTCGCGACCTTCCCAGACCGCCACCTCGCGGCGCTCAATCGCATCCCACACCGTTACGGCGCTGTTGTCACCCGTCGAGCCGAAGCCCGCCGGGTCGGCGCAGACGAGGTAGCTCCGGCCCTTGACCGGCTTCTCCAAGAGCGAGGCGCCTCTCGGCATCGGCTCGGGCGGCACAATCGAATCTGCCAAGCAAGCTTTGAGCACGTCAATCGGCATGACGGGCGCGCCGCTGCCCAGCCATCCGTCGTACGGGTCCGACGGATACTTCGACGTGAAGAGCCGCTCGTCGTTACCCATTTCCGTTTGCAACGACAGCCGGCGGAATGCGAGGTTGTGGAAGTCCATCCCCGGATGGCGCTTCATGTATTCAAGCTCGACATCGGTCGGCTTCAAGCCGGCCGGGTCGGACCGACAGCTCGGGTCCAGCCACCACTCCAAGAACACGGGGTGGAAGCGACCCTTGCCCTCAAGCGCGTTGTGCCACATCGTCTCGTGGTGGCTGCCGGCGCTACCGGGCGTCGACTCCAAGATGACGCGGGCGTTCTGGCGCTTGTTGACGGCGGGGAAGATGTTGGCCGCGGCTTTGCGCTGCCACTGTGCTTCACCGAACTCGGTGATGAGGAGGCGGTCAATCGAACG